GTAGTGCCAGTAAGCCAGCCACCAATTGCAAGATAAGCAGTGGGAAAAAGAAGTAGTCCAGACCAGCCCACAAAGACAAAGCGATCCCGTTTAAGCCAGTCATCAAGGACATCGAACCACCCCCTCTTTGGTTGTGTAAGTGTTGAAGTAACCATTTTTATTTAACGTTAAGGAATAAAAAAAGGGGTCGTAATGACCCCCATTTGTGTTGGATGGTTGATAATCAACCGATAGAAGGTGCGGTCAAGGCCACAGGTGTGGACTCAGCAGCCGCAAGATCCAAGGGGAAGTTGTGAGCGTTACGCTCGTGCATGACTTCCATTCCAAGACCTGCTCTGTTGAGAACATCTGCCCAGGTGTTGACGACACGTCCTTGCCCATCGATGATGGATTGGTTGAAGTTGAACCCGTTGAGGTTGAACGCCATGGTGCTGACGCCGAGGGCGGTAAACCAGATACCCACGACTGGCCAGGCAGCAAGGAAGAAGTGCAGTGAACGGGAGTTGTTGAACGATGCATATTGGAAGATAAGACGACCGAAATATCCATGTGCTGCAACAATGTTGTATGTTTCTTCTTCTTGTCCGAACTTATAACCATAGTTCTGAGACTCGTTCTCGGTGGTTTCACGAACCAGCGAAGAAGTAACCAGAGAACCGTGCATTGCGCTGAACAGCGAACCACCGAACACACCTGCAACACCCAACATGTGGAAGGGGTGCATCAGAATGTTGTGCTCTGCTTGGAAGACAAGCATGTAGTTGAACGTGCCAGAGATTCCCAATGGCATTGCGTCAGAGAACGAACCTTGACCGAAGGGATAGACCAGGAAGACTGCGGATGCTGCTGCAACAGGTGCAGAGTAAGCAACACAGATCCAAGGACGCATACCGAGACGGTAAGAAAGTTCCCACTCACGACCCATATATGCGTAGATGCCGATAAGGAAGTGGAAGACTACGAGTTGGAAAGGACCACCATTGTACAGCCACTCATCCAGAGAAGCTGCTTCCCAGATGGGATAGAAGTGAAGACCAATTGCGTTGGAAGAAGGAACAACTGCACCAGAGATGATGTTGTTACCATAGATCAGCGAACCAGCGACTGGTTCACGGATACCGTCGATGTCCACAGGGGGAGCAGCGACGAAGGCGACGATGAAGCAGATAGTTGCTGCCAACAGAGTTGGAATCATCAGAACGCCGAACCAACCTACATACAGGCGGTTGTTGGTAGAGGTGACCCACTGGCAGAAAGACTCCCATGTGGATGTTTGTTGACGCGAAAGTGTTGTTGTCATTTGAATAGGGTAATGTATGAGTACGGGGGGACGCACTAGTTTTATTATTCCCACACCACCCTCCAGTGTGGGTATTAGAGACGTATTTTGTTTCCCTAGAGGTCTCGGTTTAAGGGGAAATGGTGTGTTACGTTTCGTAACGTTCAACATATTTATATTAGCATAATCTCACACTCCCGTCAACCCCTGAGTATCCACTCGAACTAAAAATATAAATAACAAGTTTTTTAGAGTGAGTTTAAGAAACTTAATCTCTAAATAGATGTGAGTACATACGATTAATTAATATGAGAAAGGCACTAGTTGCTCTTGGAATGTTACTGATGACTACCACCGCTGCCAATGCTGGTGGACTTGTTACTAAGCACACTTCAAGTGTCCAACTAACTGTTGACGCTGCTCGTGCTACCTCTACCAGGATAGGTTCTACATTTAGCATCTCTGGATCTAATATAGATACTACTGACGGTACTACCGCAGGAACTGTCTCTGCTGGTACGATTACCTCTGGAGTATATGCCCCAGGAACGATTGCTGCTACTCAGGATACTGCTGGTGCAGCATTCTCATTTAGTCAATCCTACACTCAAGCAGATGCAGTCCCAACTGCGGCAGCTTCCCTTGGTGCTACTCCAAACTTCTCAAGCGTTACTTCATACGCGGCAGGAGCAAAGGATACACTTGCTGGTACTGTAACCAGTGCTGGTATTCTTACAGTAACGGCAGGTGGAGCTGGAACTAGTGCCACGGGACAATTCGTAAGTGAGATCACTGTTATTGACTGATAACGGAGATCGTCATGACTTTTGGAGGGACGATATTAAAATATGTGATAGGTGTGGTGGTTGCAAGTGTCATACCTGCAACTGCCCTGGCGGTCCCTGTGGTCCCAAACTTCACCCAGGGCTCAATGACGAGTCACACAGAGACAACATCGAAGGTGACTGAAACTATTAACTCTATAGATTATAATACAGGATGGCAATATTCAGTAACTGGCACAAACGTGGGCAATGGTGGGGCAGCGTTGAATCCATCAAACGTGACCAACAGTGTAATGGTAAATCCTCTCGGAGGATTAGAAGGACAGGTTTCAACAACAAATACGTCTGCCAATCTGGGGTCAGCGAAGTTTGTAATAACAGATCCGAAAGAAGCGTTTCAATTCACACAAACGTATTCGGGTCCGGGGATGTCAAATCAAACAATAATTCAAAGGGTAACGGAGGTTACAAGCGTAACCGATACAACAAGTGTCTTTACCCAATAATCGCATTACTTATTGCATCACCAGTTAAAGCAAACGTAGGTGGTGTATCAGCAACAGCAAATCCAATCGCAAATAGTAGTGGCTCAGTGACGAATCAGGCCATTCAGGTTTTGCAAGGTCCATATGTAACAAACACCTATGGTGGTGGAATCTCTTGTCAAGGTCCTACAGCAAATATAACTCCCTTTATTACACATAGTAGAAGTTATCAAGATCCATTTGAACGATTCTATTATGAACCACAATATGATGGTAGAGATGTCAAAGGACAGAAAGTAGAAATACAACAGCAAGTCAAAAACTATCCTTGGGAAGAATGGTATGATGATCGCACCTATATCTCAGATGGTAGTGATGGAAATGACCCCGGCACTGAACAAAGATGGTTTCCGGATGGTGCAGATATGACCATCGTCATAGAAGATATCCAACCAGATGGTATTCCCGATAGACCAGGACGTGTGTTATGGGATAAACCAGTTAGAACAGGTCAGCAAGATAATTTATCTACCAATATTGGATTATCAGCAACATTATCTTTCCCACTTGATGGCGGACTACAAGAAAGATGTAAGGCAGCAGCAGATACACAAACTCAATTAATGAGACAAACAGTTGCTAACAAGAGATTGGATTTTGAGATCGCCCGTCTTAAGAATTGTGGAGAATTAATGAAGAGAGGAATCAGTTTTCATCCCAAGAGCCCTTATTATGCTATTTGTGCTGATGTTGTAGTTCAAAATGTAAATACTATTCCACAACATAAACATAGTATCCCTCCTATTTCTTCTTCTTCGGTTCCTTCAAGACGGGTAGTCCCCTCTTCTCCCGATACTGATTCGCGATCACCTCTTGGCGGGACAATCTCCGGGGTTTCTTTCCCAATAAGGTCTGCACCTTTGTCAGCACCTTCTTCACAACCGGTTTCACCACTCTTAACAAAAGATCAGCAAGAGGTTTTGCAAGTATTGCCGAAGACGTTGCCACGACAGCAATAGAAGCAGTAGCAGTTACAGCACCTGCTGATGGAACATTACCTATAATTTGTTCAGCGATGCCAATATCTTCTGTAACCTGAATACATTCTTTACCTACCAATCGGTAATCAATAACTTTTTGGTCTCCCTTAATAAATCCAACAGGTTCCTTGAGATCTTGTGCTTCTGTTGGACAGGGGATATCTTGCTGTGGTGTTTTAGGAACAGCGGGTGTTTCTGGTGTTGGTGGTTTCGGTGCCTCTGGTTCTTCTGGTGCTCTAACTGGAGGAACTTCCTGTGACTTTTGCTCTGTTTGATATTGAAGTCTTCTTGCATCATAGTTAATGGCAGAGAAACTTGGCATCTCTCCATCACAAAATATTTTTACTTGGTCCGGATCATTATTTGGCAGATTGACATTTTCATTACTATCCTTATGCGACTTCACACATCCAGGCATATCAATAATAGGAAGACCCACCTGCGAAGTCACAGGTGGGTATATTGGAATAGCAGATGACGGTTCAGTTAACCAACGTGGTGTTGTCGGAATGTTTATATCGCGAATATTAATCGGTTTAATATCAAGACCAACAAAGGGTATCATCAGTCTTCAAAGTATTTTTTAATAACTTCTAAACGTTCCTCCTCCTTCGCAATCAAATCAATCTGATCCTGTACAGAAGCAAGAATATCTGGATGCTCACCAATACCTACAGGATTCTTGAGATAAATCTCAATATTCATTTTTGCTTTCTTAATATTCCCAATAGCAAGTGCTTTGAGAGCTTCCAACATTTCTCTTCTCATACTAATGTACCATGTGCTCTACGAATTTCTCTTAACTGTTCAAAATTTTTCTGTTTAGTGCCACCATCATATTCCCATGCATACCCTTCGGTAATCATTTGTTCGTTGAGCGACACCTGTCCATCCCCGATGTATAGCCAGCCAAGAAGACGACCATACTTCCCGACGCCACCAACAAGTTCAGTCCTAATAATAAGATCATCGTCACCAGCGATAGCACCCTCCAGTTTCTCTTTGAGCCAGTTAGTTGCGTCATAACCCAACTCCTTTTCTTCTAGGTCTCTGGTTCTCTTTTCTGGAGTATCTACACCTGCGACCCTAACTCTTTCTTTCTTTGATAAATCAAATCCAAGATCAATAGTTACGTCAATAGTATCACCATCAACAACTCTATTAATCTCAACTACGCGGAAGTTGTAACAACTCTTCCTGCTGGGTGGAACCATCGCGCCCATACTCTACCTCCTTTGCATCTACTGCAGCAATAAAACCGATTAATGTAATGGCAGCAGTAATAACAGCACCGGCACCCCAAACCCAACGTTCCAATTTACGAACCCGGTCGCGAAGTTCTTCTGATACTTTTTCAGCATCTTCAATCCTGTGTTTCAGAAGGAATATCTCCTGATCCTGACTCGCATCTTTGGTGTTGATTTGATCCGCCATCGTTCAATTCATCAAAAGCCATACGCATTATATAGACAATATAATATGTAACGCCCATAAGAAATATTATCAAACCAATAATAACGCTCCAAGTTGGATCGCCAAAATTTTCATGTGTCCTCAGCATTAGATTCATATATTTTAATCCTCTTCTTTAGGTTCATTTCTTTTTTTCCATAGTTCTAGAAAGTATCGATCAACTTCATATAAGTCAGATATAATAGGTAAATGGGTATCAACATCTTCCGACCAATCTTTGCATAGTGATCTCATATCTGATGAAATATTAGATGGTGTAAACATCCTTCCAAACGATGACATAGCGAAAGCAAACCTCATTCTAATGCGCTGTTCCATTTCCGTCATATTTGTCGCTTTCATAATAGATATTTTCACCTTTTCTGTACCCGAAATATACGGTGGCACATAAAAATGGTAGTGATCCGAAAAGTAGGACATGGGCTAGTGTCATTTTTTAATTGGTCCAAATACTTTACATTTTTTACAGTTAGGACCTTCACATTCCCAACCTTTATGGCAGTGATCACAACCCTTGCCACCACATTTAGTGCAGACTATATGAGATTTATCGGACATGATGTCCTCCGAACATATAACGCATTCCGTTAAGGACACGGTTTGCAAATTCTCCTAATCTTCTAGAGTTGAATCGTTCAAAGAGGGCAGCAGAGATAACAGGGGCAGGTACACCAAGGTCCACAGCAGCGTGAACAGTCCAACGACCCTCACCACTATCGCTAACTCCTCCACCGAACTTGCTAAGCTCTCTATCGCCGCGTAGTACATCAGCGGTAAGATCAAGCAACCAAGAACCGACCACACTGCCACGACGCCATAACTCAGCAACTTCAGCAACATCAATATCATATTGATAGTCTTCCGGATTCTCCATCGGAGCAACCTCGGCATCCCCTTCCTTAATGTATTTGGAGCCAAGATCCCCAGAATGCAGAATATCCAACCCTTCAGCGTATGCCTGCATGATCCCGTATTCGATTCCATTATGCACCATCTTTACAAAATGCCCAGCGCCAGGTCCCCCACAGTGTAGCCAACCATACTCAGCAGATGTTGCGTGGGAATATGGATTAGTGCGGGCTGCAGCACCAATTCCCGGTGCGAGTGCCCTAAAGATTGGAGCGCAGATGGATACTGCAGTATTTGTACCACCAACCATAAGACAGTATCCACGCTCCAGACCGTAAACTCCACCACTAGTACCGCAATCAATATATTGGATGCCAAGTTTGTCCAACCTTTCTGCTCTCCTGCGAGAATCTTTAAAGTTGCTATTGCCATGGTCAATAATAATATCCCCGTCGCCAAGTAATGGTAGTAGTTCATTTAACGTGTCCTCAACTAGTTCTGCAGGAATGATAAGTTGAAAAATTCCAGGACACTCTGAGTAGATCGTCTCACCAGATTTCTCACCGTATATAGACACTTTTTGTTTTACTACTTGAACAAGGCTTTCCAAAGAATCTGCAGCTGCAGTAATATACCCACTTTCTTCTGCCTCTTTTGCTTTGGCATAGTTTCTACGATATCCATAAGTTTCAATACCTTCTTTAATCATTCGGCGGGACATACCTTCGCCCATCCGACCAAGACCAATAATACCAACTCTCATAATCACCTCGACTTAATTGCTAGTAATGTTTCGTAGGGAATCCAAGCAGGTGTTTCATTCTTAAACTGTACTTGGACTTCTGTAATAACTTTTTGAAGATCCTTTCGATAGGATTGTCTTGTATTTTTCACGCACGATAATGGATTAGTCATCAGGTCCTCCAGGGTACTGCGGATTGCATTCTTCTTCTCATTTCTGCTGCTAACGAAGCATATTCGTTATACATTCTATCTCCAGCAACAAAACAGTGTTGTCTCTGTTCCAACGCATCAATAATCAAAACATAATCTTGTTTTGTAAAATCAGGAAAATACTTCGTCATGGGTTTTCTGGGTCTAATCCTAGTTCTATGAGATAGTCTATCCACCATTGCGGATCCTTCTCTGTTTTCCAGTTTGGAACTGGTAAACCTTTCTCAGAATAATATTCTGATATCGCATCATCTAAAATCTGTGCGATCTCCATACTCCTCTTCCTCCTCGTCAACATCTGCATATGCGTCTGCCACATATGGTCCGTGTGGTTTTTTGGATTCTGCTCTGACATACTTTCGTTCATCGTTGACTGCAAAAATCCACAAACTGAGTTTCATTACAACCCATATTATCACAATAGGAGATAGACAAGCAAGTAAAACGAGTGGGTTCATGTTGGTTCTCTGAAATACTCAGGTAAGGGACATCCTTTAAATCTTTCTATCTCATCCACTGATAAGACAAACATGCACGTAACACCTAAACAAAAAGCGAATAATAATTGTAGGAAATAATTCCTATCCATGGTATCTACCTGGCCATGATAGATGCATTCCAGAGATTAGCAATACAATAAAAGCAAATACAAACAAAAGATCCATAGTCTACCTCGCCGTTTCAAAGTCACTCGTATCGAGAACAGATGCTAAATCTTTCTCTCTAATAGTTAGTCGATCAGGATCTATTAATCTGATTGCCTCAGCAAGTTCTTGGAAGTGCTGAATCTCATCATTCATAATCTCACAGATCTTCTTATCATCAGGGAAACGTGTAAGATACTCAGCATATGTGAGTGAAGCATGAACCTCTACTTCATAGGAGAGGTGGTAAGCAGACCTAGGAGCCACCCAATAATAAACCACGTTGACCCAATAATATATAAGGACGAGGTGTTTGGCAAAGAAACGATCAATCCAATAAGAATTGCCGCCCCTAGATTCCATGTATTCCAGATGTTCTGTTTCGTTAAGCGTTTGAGCAAAATGTTCCTCCATCAGATAAATGTGTTCTGGCCCACGCAATCCCATTGATTCTCGGAAATGAAGGACGCTTAAGAAAGCGAAATAAGGTGCCCGAGCAATCTCCTCAAGCACCCAGAATCGTTGATAGTCTCGACCTTTATATAAAAAGTCAATGATTGCGACTGTTAAATTGAGAAAATATGTATTAAGTGTGGTCATCTTCATCCTCGTATAAAGGACATGGTTCTTCAAATAAATGTTGCATTCTAAGTTGTTTAATCCTCTCCCTTAATTGTTTGTAAAACTCTCTCTTCTCGTCTTCGTTCATAGAATGACTTAATAGAAGTTTACGTAACTGCACTATCTAGTATAGCAAATCGTAAAATAATTCTGAATATTAGCAACCACTAACAGTTTTTGCCGCCTCTGCGCCGACCGTTTTACCAACATTCTGACCCAGCAAAGTTGCCCATCCTGCTGCTAACCACCCAATGTATGGTATGCCAGTAAGCATAGGAGCAGCACTTGCTGTAATACTAGCACCGACCATTCCTCCGGTCGATTCTCCAGCGCCCACCGACTTTATACATTCTAGGTCTTCTGCAGTCCACGACTTTCCCTCAGAAGATTTTTCACCTCTCGGAATATTCTTCTGCCCATCCATGGTATACTCATAGGTCTCAAAGTTTTCTGACTCAACAGAACCCTGTGATGACTTACCAAACATTCCCTTTTCATCATACTCTTTATCAACAGCAGATGACTTAGTTGTGGTCAATACCTTTGGATCATTTGACTTGTAGTCAATACGGTATCCTTCTGTCCCGACCTCAACCTTGTATGATGAATAAGGTCCAGTGGGGAGATTGATGGCAGGGAATTGGGGGCGATCGGCATACTTCTCTGTCGTCTTCATCTGATAGTTCATGAGATGCCCTAACACACCAATATGTGCCACTGCAACTACACCACCTACTCCTAGAGCACACCACTTGAATGGGTTAGCCATGACTTAGACCTCAATCTTTTTCTTTCTTGTTACTTTCCTCTTTTTTCTTTGCCGGAACAACTCCAAAAGTAGCTAACGTCCCAGTGAAGACGCTGGCAATAAAAGTCGGATCGATGTTTTTTTGAGGCATACCGGGGACAGTTACATAATTAAGAGTCAGAATTGATGCTGACCACCCTAATATAATAACTCTCACAAGGGTAGACACCCCTTCATCAGCCCATTCAAATTTATCCTTTTTGGTTTCCTCTTTCTTTACGGTAGTTGATTCCATACGAAAAGAAACAAGGCAACTTTATTTATGATTCGAGTTGCTCTACAGAGATTGTTGTATGTCTAAGATTATTAAATTTTTTACAAAGACTATCGCTTGATTCGTGTTGCCATTTTTGATACGCATTCTTTAAGGATTGGATGTAATCATTTCCGTCGATGCCTTTCATTTCCGCAGCAACTATGGATTTGATTAACACATCCCTTGTTAAATGTGTCATTTGAAAATTTTTGTTATCCAATAACAGACTTCTACATTACGAGACTGAAGAAGGTTTGTCAAGAAGCCTGCCTTGGCTGTGCTTCAATTTGTATTGAATGTTATTATTTAGGAATGAATCCATTTTCAACCAACCATTCCCGCGTCTTAGGAGTTGGTTCATAGTCAGTCCACATAGTTCCAGCAGCACAAGACGTGATCGCTTTCAGAGTCATACCCTCAGTATGCCCTGCCCAGAATGCTTCTTTCTCCCACGGAATAGCGTGAGGCATATTCCTATAAGTTCTTTGTGCCATCTCCTGCCACATCTTAGGGACATCCTCTTCATTATGAATGATAGCAATCATATTATTCTTAATACTTCCTGCCATACAATCTTGTGCAGCGTGCCATCCTTCATGACGCATGACACTCATTAATGGTCCTGGACGACCCACATATCTTTTATTAAGAAAAAAGTTATTACCCACTGTATGGTAGACACCGCGATGACCTACAGGAAAATATTTTTCGTCTGCTAGAAACACCCCAACTCCGATCCTACTAAGGGCAGAGAGCATTCGATTGAACTCGTTAGAAATAGAATAAAAATCATCAGTATTGGAATACTGACTAGAAATATCCAAAAGATTATTGATCTTTGTGACTCCATCTGTGCATTCCCTGAGTAACATACATCCCATGGCATCCATAGTGTAGTAACCCTTTGTAGGTTCACTGCGGACTGGTATAGTCATTCCATGAGCAGCACCGAAAAGAAGACCAGCAAGAATAAATTTAATCATGGTAAAGTGACGCCTCCAGTCATTGTAGGTAGTTCAGGTGTTAGAGAGACTCCACCTGTCATTGTAGGCAGTTTGGGTGTAGCAGCATCAAGCAAGTCTGGAAGTGCTCCAGTAATCGCTTCTGCTGCTGCCTTAGACACTCTTTCTTTAACATTCTCTATAATCTTATCCCTAGAAACATAAACATACGCCCCGCCACCAATAATACTCGCCGTTCCTAGAAATGATAATACTGCTAAAACATTAATTACTTTTTGCATAGTAAACCTCAAAATATTTTGCTACCCCAAATGAAGTCTTATGACCTTGAGAGACCCAATCATGAGCGCACTCAAAGATGGATTGACTGGAATATTTAGGAACTACACCATCCATTGGTCCACCATACTTCATAAGCAGGATTTGTAAGACCTCCTCACGTAGTTTCATTTTCTCTGGACTATATCGCCAATCATCGTTCATGATAGTTCTCCGATCCGCCAATAGTGTTCATTTGTATTGTAATCCTTCCAGATCGAGTTGCAATCTCATACATGTCCTGATGAATTGTTTTGGATTCACCAGTGCCATAATACTTATGTGCCTCCTTCTTAAATGCTTCATATTCTCTCTCCATGTAATCTTTATTCTCATCAGAAAAAGTTGCTGGTCCAAACCACTTATCATCTTTCAGATACTGTGGGGCAGGAACTGTGGTATGTTCTGAGGCAGAAACATTAAATGGGATGAATGGAAGATTCACACCTCCAGATGTAACTTTGATGCCAGTATTAGGAAGCATACTTTTTACCCTACCTAGAAGTTTCTGTTTGAGTTTATTTAACATTATGAAAGAACAAGTTTCTTAGAATAGTTATATGCATACGTCTCGCGCTTTCCTTTGATCCCCCAACCTAACCAACGATATGCTGGTTTCATATAATATGATACACTTTGTCCGCTACCTTCAAACGTAGGTAGATGCTTTTGAAATACATTCTCATTGATCATATAACGAGTCTGGCATACCAACTCGCTAGGATCGCAATCATACTTTTTAGCGAACATTCCTAACCCATTATAACGCTTCGGAGTAGTCCACTGGATGATTCCATACCCACCGCGATAGCAACGGTCATAAGGAACTCTAGCGCCTCCTTCGCATACATTGGCACGGAAGTTACTCTCTTGTTTAATGTTACCCAGAATCGTTGCAAGTGCATTACGGTCTTTAATGTTTGTACTTTGTTGTAACCTACTTAGAATATATTTTTCTTCTGGTGTGCATTCGGGACAGTTCCATGTTTTCTGATGCGAATCCGTGTCCGTAGCAGCAATAGCCGTAGTTACAGCATTTGGAGCACATGACGTGCCTAGAAATCCTAGCACTGAAAGAGCAACAAATGACTTAAACATAAAAGGGGAGCATGATGCCCCCCTATTATAAGGTATTCGGTTTTTCCTGTCAATTATTTGGTGCCGTGGAAGGGATCATCATACCTCCCCCCAAATCGTCATCATCCTCATCATCACTTGCCAATACCAACATAACAATAAATGGTGTGACTATGAAAATCAGTGTTTGTAACACTGTCCAGTCATAAATCATGAGTTTTTTGCTGCTGCAGCAATTGGAATTAGCAAAAGCACTGCTACTGCTATAAATCCCATCACCAAATACCTGGAATGAGTTGTCCGGTAATAGCATAAGATCCCATTGCTGCTACTACTCCAAGCATTGCTGCCCAACCATTAATGCGTTCTGCTCTTTCGTTCATTGTCCTGTCTCCTGTAAAGTTAGATAAAAGTTTTCGTTCGTTGGTTTTCTACCATCTAATTCGTAGATAGTAGAGTCTCCATAAGTCTTATGGTCCTTGTACCCTACCATTCTCCCCTTCGTGTTCTGGAGAGCAGGCATGAATACAATATAGAAAAATACTCCCGGTGCTCCGATAATAAAAGCACTTGCGATTACATAGTATGTTAGAAGTTCAGCCAGGGAAGTTTCCATTAGTAAGTTTCCGATAATTGTTCAACAGAGTAAGCAAGCAAAACAAAGAATGAAATGCTTGTTACGGTAAAAATCAATTCAGACATCAGATCATGCCAAAGAAAAGATTACCAGTCAGCGAGTATGAGAACACAGCAAAGAAGAAACCAATCATCGCGGTGCGACCATTCAGTTTTTCTGCACGTTCTGCATAAGTCTCATATCCATAACGTTGTGCGTCAGTATCTGAGATATACATTTTAGGTTCTTTGGCGAACAAATTTTGGCGTCCACCGTCTTCAGTTGTTACAGTCACGATACACTCCGTAATGTTTCTTTACATATTATATAGGAAACATAAAGTTTTGTCAATCCTCATCAGATTTATTTTGTATTTTTGCGAACTCTTTTAGCAAAAGCATGTGTTCATTCTCTAAATCTTCAACTCTGTATTGAAGTTTCTCAACCAGAGTATAGATGTCTTTCACCTCTGCAATGTTCTGATCACCCCTGTCAGAGTCATCATAGAACCATTTCATCATTTTTTTAACTTTCTTTTTCATTGATAGTTTCTACTATTTTAAGAGACTTTTGACGAAGTTCTTCTGGGAGAGGAACATATCCTAATGAATCCGAAAGTGATTGTGCTTTCGTGCTCAACATATATCGGAGAGTTTCCTTCACTCCGGGAACAGACTCTGGATATGCAAGAATCCAAGTCAAAGAGACAATCGGGTAAGCATTTTCACCAGTAGGATTTGGATCTGCACCACGAAGTTTATCGTCTAGGACAATCTTAGCAAGACCAGCAGCAGAAGTTTCTGCATTTGCTTTTACAAAGTTGCCATCCTTATTCTGAAGAGCAACTTGTTGGAATTTACCGCCATTCACATAACCATAGTTCAGATAACCAATGGCACCAGGTTGATTCTTGATAGTAGCAGCAACACCAGAGTTACCTTTATTACCAACGCCAACAGGCCATTGGACTGCCTTACCGGTTCCTACAGTCTTCTTCCACTCTGGAGAGAAAGCAGACAGGGAGTTGGTGAAACCTTTGGTAGTACCAGAACCATCAGAACGATAAACAGTCAAAATTTTCTTATCTGCACAACCAAACTCAGACCAGTTAGTAATCTTACCAAGGAACACATCAGCAAGTTGAGTCTGTGTCATCTTGGCATCACAACCAAGATAATTGTAAGCAGGAACAATGGCACCACCAGTCATGGGAACATGAACCATAGGCAGTTTCTGCTTCTTATCACTTACGGCACCATCAGAGGCACCAAAGTCAACAGTCTTGGCATGATACTGACGAACACCAGCACCACTACCAACTGCTTGATAGTTCACTTGGTTTCCAGTCTCCTTTGCCATAATTTGGAACCAGGAGTTATACAGGGGAGCAGGGAGGGTTGCTCCTGCTCCATTCAATGTAAACGATGTTTTCTCTGCGCTACCACAAGCAACCATCAGGGGAGTGACAGCAATAACTGCTGCGAATGCTTTCATTTGTTTATTTTGTAAATTGCTTAGGTTTACCTGAATATTATAACAGGAAACCTCAATATGTAGTGCAGGTTAAACTAATTTTAACCATAAAAAAACCTCCCCATAAGAGGAGGTTAGCATTACGTAACGTGAGGATCAGAAGTCGAACTTAACTCCGACCTTGGTTCCCCAATCAACGATCTCATCACCATCAGCATCTTCACCGGCAGTCATACCAGCAATCTCGCCATAGATACCCAGAGTCTCAGTTGCGGCGTAAGATACACCAACCTTACCGGACAGTTCAGTCTCGGTATCATCAGCAACTTCGCTATGAACGAAAGCAGGACCACCTTGGACATAGTAAGATACACGACCAGCAGCACCTTCGTATCCAACGTGAAGGTCTGTGGTTGCCCCAGAGTACTCGCCGTCAGGATATGCGGCATTGGCCTCCAGATTGACATAGGGACCTGCTACGGCAGCGCCAGCGAAAAGGGGAAGTGCAGCAGATGCTGCGATTACGGATTTGAACATTAGTTTTACCTCGTTTATTTACTTGCGGAATGGTTACCCGCAGATGAAAAGAACCTCGACTTGGTTCTGCTGTTTCCTCGATTGATCAGATCGATTAGACTCACTCAAATAATTGCGGAGGTCGTCTATGGAAAAAGTATTTATAGTAACAAAATTATATCATTTTGTTAACTAGGTGGGTTGTCCTCACTCTTGGCATTAGAGTTTTCAGTAATCCTACCTAGGAAAGGATCATAGTTCATCCACTCACGAATGTCAACTGATGGTCCTTGTTGTTGCCAGTAATTTGACAGTGCATCATGTGGTGCTTTATGAAACACCGTAATATGCTCCTGGTGAATTGTAGATCCAAAGTTCATATTATACAAGAACAATGGAATCGTATAAGTTCTACCAGTCTCAAGGATAGTGTCCTCTGAAACTGCTCTTGGTTTCACACCATTATCAAGTTTATATTTGTCCCCACGAATATGATGTCTCATCATCTTCGCAGCATGATGTCGAGAGATAAGATAGACAGCAGCAGAGAAGTCATTGATAAACTTCAAGTGCAACTTCACATGAATATCACCCGTACATATGGTGGTTAGTTGAAGACAATCCCAGTCATATGGTGCCAGACCGATAAACTCCTGCCATGTAAAGTTCCAATGGCGAACTGTTGAGAAATCCACATCATCCTCAAGAATCATGCAGTAATCATCATCAGTTTCTTCATAGAAATGCTTGATGGCTTTGAGATGTGACATACAGCATCCCAACTCATTCTGAGATACATTGTCAGGAATTCTTCCTTTAAGATAAGATGATACATCATCCTCTCTACCATCATATCCAGAGATACGAGTATGATTTTCTACCTTCCAATACTTAAATTGCTCCTCCATGTAGAAACGTCTGTCTTCATCAGCATCAAGATTTAACCAATAGATATGGGGAATACCTTTCAGTTTGAAGGCAGATTTATTTTTCTCCATCTTACTAAATTCGTGTCCATCCATCGGGAATAATGTCTTTTGTATTGTGGTCTTTTGTGTATCCAGTTCCAAACCATTGCTTAGGTGCGATTACTTTCTTCTTCTTATTCGCAGACAACCATGCACCCCACCAAGAGAATGTGGAGTTAGCAATAATAAAGTCAGAGCACAAACTCATCAGACATAAATCAACACGATTGTCGTCATTCTCAGAGACCATAAAGCGATCATCAGAGAACAGTTCTTGCTCCTGACACCATGCTGGGTCATCGGAGAATACAATCACCTCACGATCATCACTAAAGTGACTCAATGCTTGCTCATAATACTCTATGGAACATGGTGGATGATTATCACTATTAATAACATAGTCACCACGACGAACATGAAGTGCAATCGGAAAGTCCAACTGCCATATCATCTCTTGACAAGGTTGAAGAACTTCACTCTTAAAAACAAAGTCTTCACGAATCTCATCCTCAATCTTCTTGAAGTATTTCTCTGTCTGAAAGTAACCTTGAAGACTTACGTGGTCAGGACACATCGCATAGAGTTCCTCATCAAAGTGAAAAAATCTCTCCTGAACTGTTGGAGCATGTCCATTATTCAGTAGTGCTACCTTGACCGGTAGATCAAAAGAATCAAACAACTCGGTACGGAGCATATTGCCAATACCATCATCTACTGCATCCTTATAATAAGGAATACAGATGTCAGTCTCAATGTTTCTTGCAATCCCTTTCAGAGACGCATATTGAAACATCTGATTGGCGAGTCTACCCATTCGCCCAAGGGCATTGAATCCTATCATTTCAATTGTTCTATACGTCGTTTAAGGTAGTCCTGGTTTTCATAATACTCCACTAGCGTATTCCTGTCAAATGTTTTGATAGTGTTCCAGAGAGTATAGTTATTATTAAAATTTGGATTACTAAACCAGGAGTTATATGTCCTACCATGCTCTAAATGATAGGCATAACTATTCAATCTGACAATCCGATTACCAAGTATACTCATCCTATAATAAAACTCATCATCTTCACATCCCCATGAGATAAAGTTCTCATTCATCATGTAGGAATCAATATACTTCTGTCGATCTACGAACTGACACCACCCAATCGTTGAGTTATGTAGCGACTTTTTCTTATCAAGTGTTTCAGTATTCAGAGTCTGAACAAACTCATTAAAGATATCCATATCATATTCTGCTCTCCACTGATAGATACCACACTGATACGGATATACTACGTCTGCCTCTCCCTGCATTATCAACTGATAGGCATTATGATATGATTCTTTGGGTAGAATACAATCAGCATCGTAGTTTGCCACAACCTTGGTATCTGAAGCAACTATCAGATCATTAAGAACTTTACTCTTACAGAACAAGTCTTCATCAGACTCCTCAAAGATATGTGTCAGATTTAATACCTTAGTCCCAACATACTTTTTAATCTCAGGTATAGCTCTAAACTTAAAGGTAGAATGCTTTGATACTTCTTTGACGATTACTTTTGCATTTGTGTGATACAAAAGATAAGAAACCGAAGATATGATGTTCCTCAGTCTATCCTCTGTTTCTATTCGTGTTGGAACAAGAAATGTTAGATCCATAACCACTCCTTCGGAATCAAATCATCCATCTTATAGTGATCATATTGCGATCCAAACCATTTTTTTGGTGCAACTATTGTCTTATCTGGATTATCAATCAACCATGCGCCCCACCAAGAGAATGAACTGTTGGCAATAATAGCATCCGTGCATAGGGACATCAAACACAGGTCCGTCCAAGGCACTCTCTGACCATCATACATCTCGTCTGTGGTCTCTGAGAGGATAAATCTGTCTGGTTGGAAAAATTCCTGCTCCTGACACCACTCAATCACATCAGAAAATACTACTACGGGAACATTCTCCGGGAACTTTGAGAGTGCTCTCTTATAGTAATCCCATGTCTGAACTGGATGTGCTGCTTCCAGATTCACATATGCCCAAGGAAGTTTTGGATCACCACGACGAATGTGTAAGAAAATCTTCTGCTCAGAATCAATACTATCAATCATGTCTTTACATGGTTCATAGATTTCATCTTGGAACTGAAAGTCCTCACGTATTTCTTTCTCTACGTTCTTAAAGTACTTTTCAGTCTGAAAGTATCCATCAAGATTCACATCATCAGGGCACAAGTCAAATAGTTCTTGATTGAAATGAAACTCTTTCCATACAGCCCATCGATTATTATCTGGAATACCATGATGATCCTCAGTGGCACCAGTCATCTTGAAAGTATCAAACATACAATAGTTGTTCTCACATCCGAACTCATCAACACCCGATGTGCCTGGTGGTGGAATCACCCAATCAAATCCACGATTCGCAGCAATACCTCTGAGTGCTGCATACTGAAACATCTGGTTGCCAAGACGACCAGACTTACCAAGTTTATTAAATGATAACATCAGTAACCATACTCCTTTTTCATTTCATTAAATACTTTTCTTATCCCCACATCAATAGTGGTCTTGGGAACCCACCAATTTAAAATATAATTGTCTGCCTCATTTCTTTTGTCCATCTGAACACTGTCTTTAGCCAGTCCAGAGTTGATCTTTACATCATGCATATCAATTAATCCAAAACAACCCTGAATGATGTTAGCAATCTCTCTGACAGTATTGGAATGGAATGATGTAATGTGAAGTGGATCTTCTGGTTTGAAGTCAGTATAATTTTCCATAACTGTCTCTAGTGCTTCGCAGCAGTCCTCAGCATAGAGAAACTGACGTTCTTCTGTTCCATCAGTCAACATTTCAAACTGACCCTCCTCAAATCCTTTACGGATGAAGTCAGTAATCACATGAGCTTTCTCCATATCTTTTTCAATACCATAGACATTCCAGAACTTAACAGTCAGTCCTTTGAGTGCAGTAGTATGCAGTTCACCAACACGTTTCATTACACCATAAGGAGAATATGACATGTTACTCATCTGAGATGAAGCAAATACAAACCTCTTGTGATACTTCTCAAGTAAGGCAAAGGTATTTGCCATCATGCGGGTATTATTACTAATGAACTCAAACGTATGCTGATACTTCTTAAGATACCGTGAACCACCAACATCAAACGAAAGAAAGAATACAAAATCTGCATTCTTAATAATACTCTCAATATAAGTGTTTGGTGTTACTCTAAGATCATTTTGAGGTCCATCAATAATATCAACACCAATAACATCGTGCCCCTTGCCTAGAAGATATTCCTCTAAATATGCACCAATCTGACCGGCAGATCCTAAAATAGCAACTCTCATACCCACAATACTCTCCCATCCTTAAAGAAGTCGGCACAATTTATTCCTCGATCATCAATGTAATAATCTGCTGTTGGTTTACCAAGATGAAGTTCATGATATTTACATCCCCACAAACTTAATTGTATCTCAGTAAACTCGTAAAATTCTTTTTTAGCCAGGTCTGCATTATTTTTATGCCTACCCATTCCTCTGGCAGTTAAGTATATGATGATGTGCCCTTCATCATATAGTTTATTTATTTTATCAATCCTATCATTGATTGGCAATGCCTGATCGTATCTGGTTTCGTCAGTTGGTCCAGGAATGCAGATAGTTCCATCAATATCAACAACATATTTCATTCTACTATCACCTCATATAATCCAATACATCCACCTTCTGGGACGTGCCAATTACAAATGCAGCAATATATTTTTCCATTCTCTTCATATATTGAAAGTGGATCCTCTACAGCACTTTTACCAGTAATAAGGTCTGGACCCATAACAGAGGTCTTTAGATCAGAAGTAAGGGTATATAAGTATGGTTTATGATTCCAGGCATCTGTAGTTCTATGTCCCAATCCAACATATAAATCAAGTTTTTCGCTATAAATTAACGGACTACCACCTCTGCTCGATGAAATGGGCAGTCCTCTCTTCACATTTTCAAATGGTGTCACCCAGGTACACTCTCCTGTTTCCACATCACAATGTAGAATATTAATTTCAGGATCGATAGTTAAGATAATGTACAACTCATCATCTTTTACAAGTGCCATCCAGTTTTTTCCAAGGACTCTAAGAGGTGATGGAGGAACTCCATCGATAAAAAGATTGATTGCTCTTTCCTCTAGAATATCAACCAACTTATATCTCAGTATCTCTTGATGATTTGGATCCCAAGTTAAAGAATAAGGTTTACTATTATACACAAAGGTTCTAGGATCCTCACCCTGTGTTATCGGTTTTCTGTATATGAGATTAAAATCTTCATCATAATGAATAATGTCCAGAACATCATCTAAACTGGCATTACCAGTTCTGCATGTGCCAACGTAACCTTTACCACCAGGATATTTTACCATACTGGCATACATTCCAATATCATAATATCCATCAGATTGTCTGGTCCAATGATGGAAGTCTTTTATATGCTTTAGAGTTGCTGTAGTCATATTATTGTAGATAATTTTCCCAGATAAAATCTTCTAGAACTTCCATCTTCTTTGCTCTCTCTAAGTTATCATGGATTGCATCCATACTATCATAGTATAAATCTTCAGAAACATCAAATTCATCACTCAAAGTGATTATACCGTCCGTATTAAAATAATTCCCAATATCAGAAGCACCAAGGTAAACAGGAATGGTGCCTGTAGCAAAACAATCTAATATTTTCTCAGTAAAATATGTCTCATACTCTCCATTCTCAATCGCTACAGAGAACATATAATCACACAGACCTTCCTCTTTTAATTCAATTTCATTAAATCCTCGACCATATAAATCAACCTGATCTCCAATCCTTTCAACCCATTCAAGACGCTTTGCATGACCAGCACACATATTCTTATTGGATGCAATCATGGAAATCATCTTAGATTTGTCATAAATCTTAGGTTCTTTAATCCAAAATCCTTGTGCAGGAACCCATTTATACTTATCACCCAAGGCAAGTAATCTCTGGTCGTGAGTAAAGATTGTATGATATGTTTCCTCGACTAATTTTTGATTTTCAATTATACTTTCTACCAGTGAAGGTCTAATATATTTGGACTCTAGAAGCCACAAATATTTTGGACCCTTACGATTATCTCGTATTCCATCATTGATTGTATTATCAATATAGAAAGTTCCGTCTGCTAGAGGATCGTCAACCGACCACTCAAGATACTTTGACTCTTTACCATGAACTGAATATCCTTTATTACCATTGGTAAGGTGGGTGAAAGTATTTCCAACCAAGTTATATTTTACTCTACTCATAATATAACTGGACCTTTGTAAAAGTCTTCGTGTATGTATAAGGTATTAAGACCATCCGTTACTGCTTCAATATATTCATTCGGCAATGCATAAGTCACTGGGTCTTTACCAGTATGATAAGTCTCAATAAACATAAGTCTTGGTCGATGCTTATCAAAGTCAATACCATTAATAATACTAACCTCAGCAGATTCCGCATCGATCAACATGAAATCAATGTCATAAGGACATCCATTCTCTTCTAAGATATCAGAGGTTCTATCGCAAAGAACACGTCTTCCTTGATAATTATATGGATCAATCTCTTCTGTAATCGTGAAATCGCTAGTATCTACTAATGTCTCATGATGCTCCAAGATACAAACCTTTTTACTATCAGATGCACCTTTACGAATAAACTTAATTTTATTAAAGTGCTCTTCTGATAGTGTCTTTTTGAAGACTGGTTCCAATTCATTATCAATAAACTCACGAAGAGGATCAATATAAATTCCAGTCCAACCCTGTTGGATCAATTCTACAGTGTGATTGTCTCCTTGGATAATCTTACCACTATCCCAATCTACATCCCAATCAAGAATCCTATCGCTGTTATTAGGATTAACATATCCTTTCTCTCCAGATCCAGTGGAACTATGAAATCCCATCTTTGTCCAGTCAAGCACCTCACCAACACCAATTTCTACAAGAAATCCATCAGTCTTATTTTTAAAGAACTGCTCGTAGATATTGACAATCCATGGAGATTGTCCATTTCTCATTCTATCTGAAAATTTTAACATATCAATTCATCCAAGCAGAGAAATCTTTCATGAATCCATTATAAGACTCTGTTGTTTTGGGATGGGAAACCATCTCCTTAATCACAGGAAGTCCTGTGGTTACAATATCAGCACCATAATCCCATGCATCGCATACGTCCTGCTGTGTGCGAATACTACCAGCAATGATCTGAGTATCCAAACCATTCTCAAGGATGTAACGTCTAGTTCTCTTCAAAGCTCGCTCTACATCACCACCGTGTTGCTTGAGGCGGCAATAGAACAGAGAGACATACTTAGCACCAGCAGAGGCACAATGGATAAGTTGCTGCTCGCTGTAGCAAATGGTAGCGTTGATCTTCACACCATTCTTAGAGCAAGTCTTAATTGCCCTCAGTTCATCAAATCCAACAGGGATTTTGACATACAAATCAGGACATACAGTAGAAAACTTTTCATAGATCTCACATGCTTGCTTCACAATCGCATCATATTCTTCAGCAAAAACTTCTACACTTAGAGAAAGATTCTCTGCTCCACAATACTCAGAGAGTTTCATGATCAAGTCATCAAAACTTCCTTGTGGTTCCTTAGCAATAATAGATGGGTTGGTAGTTACACCCTGAATCACACCCATATCATGTGCTACCTTAATCTCATCAAGGTTAGCAGTATCAGCAAACAGATAATTCATTCGTCCTCAGTAAATACGTAAGTTTTGCCGTCTTCGACGATGTTAGAGTCAGTATCATCATCTTTATTTGACCATTCTATCACAACTGTATCTTCAATTGCAATACGCATATGCATCAATCCAGGCGGTATGTGAAATACATCACCTGCTTCGAGAATAATTGATTTGTTTTTTGCTCTTCCAATCCTCATTCCCACCTTTAATTTACCAGATTGGATATAATAAAACTCGTCCTTATTCACATGATACTCCATGCTACTCTGAGTGCCACCTTTCATGAATACTTCTTTGAGTGTGAAGTCTTCAGTTGCAAACACAGTAGTGATGTATCCCCAATACTTGTCTCTCTTCTCCTCACACTTTAAGACTGGTGGTAAATCTTGTCTCCCATAACTATTGTCCGTAGTATTTGTTGATTCCATTTTTTCTTTCAAAGTGTTTTTCATACAAAATTTCAGATAGATCCGACATTTCTAGTGATGGGTTTATCTTTATAGTATAATAAGCCATCTCTGCTATTTCTTCAAGCACAATAGCACACTCAAGAGTCCTCTTTGCTGAATTAGAGAACACCATCACACCATGACCAGGTAAAAGTATTGCTGGAATATTAAGTGGATTAATTTTATACTTTTGGAAGTAGTCAACAACAGACTGTCCTAGATTTTTTTCATATTCATCTAGTTCATTTCTGTGTAGTTGTCTAGCAACAGGAATATCAGAGAGAAAATAATCAGCATGAGTTGTTCCTAAAATAGGAATTGATTTTAATGCCTGTGCCCAAGAAGTAGCAAACTTAGAATGACTGTGTATAATTGATTTTATCTGAGGAAATGCTTTATAAATCTCCAAGTGGATGGCAGTATCTACGGATGGTTTCATTCCCGAGATCTGATTACCAGTATAAAGTTCTATGATACAAAGATCACTAAACTTTATTTCGTCGAAATTGACCCCAGAAGGTTTTATCACAACGTGCTTTCCATCTTTAGAAAGCACACTAGCATTACCCCAAGTTAATTTAACTAGATTATTTTCTTTTAATGCCTTGTTGAGTTTGAGACAATCCTCAATCTCATTCAATATTGTTGGAAACATAATCAAATGCTCTTTTATTAGCAAAGTGTGGATCACCTGTTGCTAGCAAAGCAGCATAGAAGCAATCACCTGCACCAATCGTATTTATTGGTTTGTCTACAGCATCTGTAAAATATTTGACACCATTAACCATACATCCCCTAGATCCTAATGTAACACAAATGTTAGTTATTCTATCCGTAAATTGGGATTCGTACTCATTACAAACAATATAATCCATATCAAAGTACATACCATAATTATGCTCCTTACTAGAAACTTGAGAAGCAGCATAAGTTATCTTTGCATTGTTCGCCACATGAGAAACAAATGACTCTTTTATGAATCCACACCGATAATCTGAGAACGCTATCACATCATACTCATTCAGATCAAAATTCTCTAGAACTGATACTGATGACTCATCATTAACATCATTTATCTGTAAATGTTTATATCTAGAATCACCATGACTCACCCAATATCTTGTCTTCTTGTTATTTTTTCCCTGAAAATAATTCAGTACCTTGACTCCATATTGTTCCTCAAAAATTTTTCCCATCTCATAACTCATAGACGTGGCAAAAGTTACATTTCTACCAAATTTAGAGAGATATTTTGCTACATTAGCAGCTCCACCATAATCAGTCATCCGAGTTACTAATGAAGTTTTAATAGTAGGAGACTCTAGAGAAAGACCACAAGCCTCCAATTCAATAGTTTCGTCAAGGATGGTGTCACCAACAACCAAATACTTCAAATTTTCTCGCATGTCTCCATATCCCGAATTTTATGCATGACATTAGTAGTTGAGTATTCGCCAACAAGAGGATAAACTTTCACTTGAATACTACCAGGTATTCCATCACGTTCTCTTACTTCATTTGCGGTCCATTCGGACCCCTTTACAATAACTTCTGGACTTAATGTCTCATATAAATCTTGAAGTTCTTCAGTTGAATCAAAGATAACAACTTCATCAACATACTTTATGGATTCAAGAATTCTTCTACGATCTTCTTCACTATTAATTGGTCTATTATTGCCCTTTAATTCTCTTACTCTACGATCAGAATCAATAGCAACAACAACGTTTGTTCCTTGTATTTTAGAGAACTTCAGCAGTTCAAGATGCCCTTTATGTAAGATATCAAAAACACCATTTGTAAGTACAATTCCACTATTATTATCAATCTTAGTGGTGCGTTTGATATGGCGACCCTCACCCCATGCCTCTTCCAACCACATCCTTGACATCTCTCTCATTTCAATTTGAGATGACAACCAGGAACCAAGGCATAGCACGTTAGAATCATTGTGTTCCCTAGACTTAACAGCAGTCAGTTCATTATGTGCAAGAACTGCACGAACTCCAGGATAGCGATTAGCAACAATACTCATACCGACACCAGTTCCGCAGAGGAGAATGCCTCTATCTGCCTCCTTATTACTTACTATGGTAGAAAGTTGTGCAGCATAGTCTACATAATCAACACTTACGTCTGGTGTGAATGGTCCAATATCAATAACACGATAACCTTCACCCTTCAAAAAACTTTTTAATTGTTGCTTGTCTGTAACTCCATTATGATCAGAAGAAATAATAATAGTTTTCATTTTACTTTAGGCGTAATAATAAGATACCCTTGATCTCTCAAGTCAGTTTTAAAATCATGAGTTTTTTCAAACTTTTCATACAAGAAATTAGCACTGGTTTGTAGATTTAATTCCTCTTGAAGCCAATCATACTTCCATACAATACCTTGCTGTAGACACTCAACTTTAGCATCCTTTTGATAAAGAATCAAATCATCGATGATGATCATATCTTTTGATACATCACGATGTTTTAAGATAATATCAACCTCTTCTTCTAAAGGGAAAGCATCCTGCATATGCTCTCTAATAGATTCTTCATAACTACACTTATGAAAATCTGCTCCAGGAAAATGAGCATCTAAAAAAAATAAAACAGGAGATTCTTGTGGTAGTTCTGGAACACATTCATCCAAAATATCAGTAGATTTACCAACCAAAAATTCAATATCACATGTGGATCTATCTTTAAGTTTATTGTAAGAAAACTCCACCATATCTTCATCGATATCAACGGTATAACATCTCTTAAATGGATACTTAATCGCATGTTCTAACGCTTCTGCTTGACCAGTTCCTGTCTCAAAGTAATATTCTAGACCATAATCCTTAATATATCCATCCAATCTGTGTCGCCGTAAGCATCCCATGAATAATCTCCTAATTAATAAGTTTCCAATTCGAATTGCAATTATCTTTCATATACGAAAAGTCATCTGGAAGATGTTTTTCTGGATTCCAATCGCTGGTATATTTAGAGTAAACATATACATTATTCAAACCCAATTTGTCCAAAACATACCATACACCCGTCTCCATAGTATGAATCTCTTGAGCATGTTCAAAGACTTTACACCAATCAAATAAAGAAAATCCCTCAATTGCATCCATGTATACGTTCAAGTAATCATTATCAGGTTTGATATTCTCTCGATACTCACATCGAGGTGGAGTTCCACAACTTTTATTAATTAGATTAAACGGTTTACTTAGATCAAGTCCAAGATGTTTAACTAAAGCATCCTCTCTATCATCAAACCTCCTAAACGCCAAATAATCTTTCCAATCCAGATAATCTAAATTGCAAAAATTATACTTTATATGACCATGTGCTCTAGGATTGCCATGACATTTACATGGTGATAGGGTATAATCTGCAGTCTGGAGAGGGATGAAAAGAAATTGCTCTGACTGTAAGCAACTATGACTATTACATTGATAAACTTCTTTAAAAGGAAAGTCTTCATTCTCTCTGGGAAAGTGAAGATCATCATCTCCCATATATTCCTCAAGATAAGAATATACTGTATCAACTGGCCAGATGACCTCTTTATACTCTGTATTCTCTTGAAATACTTTTGCAATCTTTTGACAAAAAAGAATATCTCCAAATCCTGCTGGTTGTTTAATAATGCAGTATTTTTTCATTCTTTTACAAATACAGCGTCACCCCAATTGCGTTCTAAACAATAATCAGTATGAACATGCTTAAATCCATATGGTTTTAAGTATTCATATACCTCATCGAAGTTTGGATTTTTGTGGTAGTGAGGGTTAAAGAAAGTAACCTCACAGTTAATAACATTAATTTTCCTCAGAACTTCAGTTGCTCCATTAAATACCATCAACTCAGCACCTTGAGTATCAATATTCATCATATCAAATGAATTATCAATTTCATTTCTTTCTAAGAAAGTATCAACCGATAAAGAATTTAACTTAATAGTTCCACGATAGCAATCAGATCCCCACCAAGAATTTCTTGCTTTAAGAATAGAGGACATTCCTTTGTTACCGACAAGATGTCCAGCATCCCAACCATAGTACAGATTGAAGTCAAGTTCAACATCATCTTGATCTGAGATTAACTGATTGTATGGGCGACTTTGAACCTCATTAATATTCATAATCTCAATATTTTCCAGAAGTTCTCCATATACCTCAGGGTTTGCTTCCACCCATACGACTTCCTCAACACCCATATCTCTGTATTGGGGTAGTTCTCCACCACGATCTGCACCTACATGCAGAACTCTAGTTACCTTATTAGCAATTATATTGTGATCAAACGACATGGTTAATCTGTTCCTCAATCCAATTGTATGTTTTACGAATACCATTCTCAAGCGATTGGGAATAGTTCCATCCAAGTTTTTCGCGGATCAAATCATTATTAGAATTACGACCACGAACTCCCGTAGGAGCATCTAATTTATAAATCTTCTTGACATCTTTGCCAGAGACCTTGGCAGCAGTGTCTACCAGTTGGTTAATGGTAACCATTTCTTCTGATCCGATATTCACAGGACCAAGAAAATCTCCATCCATCAATCGTCGAGTTGCTTCAATGCATTCGTCAATGAACAGGAAGGAACGAGTCTGTAAGCCATCTCCCCACACCTCGATTGCTCCACCCTCCTCCGGGAGGTAAGCGACTTTACGGCAGATTGCAGCTGGTGCCTTCTCTCTTCCACCGTCCCAAGTTCCTTCCGGTCCAAAAATATTGTGATACCTAGCAATACGAACAGGAGTGCCATAGTTGCGGTTATATGCAAGGTAGAGTCGCTCTGAGAATAGTTTTTCCCATCCATACTCAGAGTCTGGGTTTGCGGGGTATGCGGATTCTTCACGGCAATCAGGATTATCAGGGTCAAGTTGGTTGTGCTCCGGATACATGCAGGCAGAACCAGAGTAGAAAATCTTAGTTGTATTCGTTAATGTATAATCATTGAACTCTTTCTGTGCTTCAAGGACATTCAGATTGATGCTAACAGAATTATGCATAATATCAGCATCATTTTCACCAGTAAAAACAAACCCAGCTCCGCCCATATCAGCAGCAAATTGGTAGATTTCATCAAAAGTTTGATGATACTGCTGAGGAACAGAAGCGTAGAAGTTTCCAAGATATCCCTTGAATCTAATTACTCTATCTACAAAACTACGATCGCGTAGATCTCCATAGATAAATTCATTTGCCTCTGTGTCTGAGAACTCAGGACGTTTAAGATCTACACCACGTACCCAATACCCCTCAGACCGCAAACGTTTTACCATATGACTTCCAATAAAGCCACCTGCACCAAGTACAAGTGCAGTTTTCGTATAGTCAGACATGTATCAAAAAGTTTCTTCCTATATATCATACAAAAAAAGACGGTTGTTGTCAACCGCCTCAAAGGTCTTTCATGCACGCCACTTACTCTTTGTCCTGAAGCAAGAAACAGAGCGGGAGTATAAACCCCATCCGCACCACTTGCTCTTAGGAGAAGCAAGAAACCTCAGACTTTTTTCTTGACACTTTGATACCAAGTATAAAGTTCTTCCATCTTAGCAGCTAAGTCGGACTCCACTCCACCTGCACCCCCACGATCAGGATGTGCTTGAGCTTCCAACTTCTTCAATCGTGCTTCAACTTCGACATCATATTTTGACATCGCTGCACCACTTGCAGATTTTGCTGCGCTTCCTTTTGCTGCCATTTTTCTAATAAATTAACATCTCAAAATATTTAGTTTTTAGAGGGTCTATGACTCCACCACCTAGTTTTACGAACTAGGAAACGCAGGGGTCAATTAACCATCCCGACCAGGGCTAGTTTAACGACTTACCGAGTCTTTGACATAACAAGGAACACCTTCAGGGTCTAACCATTTAGTGTATTCAAAATCATCAATGGCAGTCAGAAGTTGCATCTGATTGTCAAGGAGATACATGTCTCTGAAACGCTTTGTCCAACTATCTGCTTTTTGAATGCGATAGTCGGGGAACCCATTTTCAAGGGTTCCACACTCAACATAACGATATGGAAAACGCTCTAGGAGTACCTTCACGCTACCTCCACAGTTTCAAGATCAGCAACCAAACAATCAATTAAAATCTCGTAGTCATCCAGTGGATCACCAGAGAAAATTACATCATTGTTCTCATAAAACTTGCGAACCTTTTTGTAAAGTTTCGGATTCTTTACATCCAGGTAGAAATCACCATTTGCTGCCCCACGGAGGGTTTGAATGTCTTTCTTGAACTTTTCTGCGATTGTCATTGTCTTGCGTATTGACCTTAGTATTATAAGGGAATGACGGAGAACCGTCAATAGGACCGCTGGGAGTTGAACCCAGTTCACACCGTTATAAGCAGTGGGCCTTAACCGATAGGCGACGGTCCCTCAGGATCCTTCTTCGTGATCTGTGTATAAGCGTATGAGTTCATCATCCGCTGGGATCATCACTGCTTTATTTCCATCTTCATTTATTACGCCAAGTGTTTCTCCATTCTCAACTCGGTCCATAAGTTCTTCCCAGTTCTCCTGCCAGTGTTCCACGGTGTAAAAAGGAATGTCATCCATAGGTGTAATATGTATAAGAGTCGGGGCGACACGATTCGAACATGCGACCTCTGCTTCCCAAAAGCAGCGTTCTACCAAGCTGAACTACGCCCCGTCAAATTCCTGATCCGATAAATTGACCGTTGTCATCTTCATCGTCGTCGTCCTCATCATCAACCAGTTCATCCAGTTTCAATTTCTGAATTCTTTGATTAAGTTCAGTATACTCATCATCTGGCATTTTGTCAAAGTTTACAACCAGAAGCGGTTCACCAGAAGTAACTTCGTTCATCTCAGGATGTTTTATCGTGGGTTTCTTTGAATACCCATTTCTACCACTACTGATCATCCAACCCTGTGCCATGATTGAAAAAGCAAAAGCAACCATAGCAACCCAAAGAAATAAAAATAGATATTGTGGAATGTCATTCATGATAGCACCTTAAGAACTTCCTCCTTTACATTATCTATAATCTCCTGCATTACGTCAACATCTATACCCATAAACGGAGGGATCATACCAATCACACGGAAAAATCCCTCCGCAAATAATGCAAGGAATAAAATACCAAGACACATACTGATGATTGATGCGTTACGATTATGCTGTCGTATCGCATCCTCAATCATCTCTTCACATTCCTCTTTCGTTACGTAATGTGCTGGTTTAATCTCATTCATTCTGTGAGACATTTCTAAGATTTTCCATTGGATCCGGAAGTCCTTTTACTATAGCACATGCTCTCTTATAATAGAAGTTGTCTGTTGTGCCGTTCTCCTCAAATTTCTCTTTAATGATCTTCCAGTTTTGTAAGTCGTCAGGATGCATAGTAGAAAGAAAATGTCTACATCTCTATTTAATGTAGCAACCTGTTACCATGGCGTCAAGTATGTGTGAATTTACTAACTTATCTTTCTTCAAAGTCAATTTTACGAACTTTGCGTTTACGCCTCTCCTCTTGATAAAGAAGTTCACTCCTTGAGAAGTGACTATCTATCTTCTTCTCTACATTAGAAGAAATCATGACAACTCTATCAAGATCAACAGCGCCAACCTTGTTATCAACTACCCTCATCTGATTTGGGCAACCACAGAATTGTACTTTACTAGTGGATGTTAGTTCTTTTCCACATTCTTTGCATCTTACGGTAATCATTTTTCATAGACCTATTTTAAGGATGGGTGAAGAGGGATTCGAACCCCCGACCAATTGCGTGTAAAGCAACTGCGCTACCACTGCGCCATTCACCCGACTCCCCCGGCAGGATTCGAACCTGCGACCAGACGATTAACAGTCGTCGGCTCTACCGCTGAGCTACAGAGGATTGAGAAGGACCGTAGTCCTAGATTATTTCTACTATGTCTTGTGGTTTGATAACAGAATTAAATGTATATGCCTCGGGGTTAAGTCCCCAAAGATTTTGGAGTGCTTGTTTATCAAGAGATGTAAATCCATAATAGAAAAAAGCAGGACCTTGATAAACATTATATGACATAATGGTATCTGCTACTGTGAAATCAGGATGATCTCCTTGCCCCCTTGGGTGTCCAAGTCCAAGAGTATGTCCGAGTTCATGACGAAGAATATACTTCTCAAGGAGACTAACGTGATCGTCATTGTCTCTAAAGAAAATTTTCATTCTCTTTGTGGTAGCAGATGCTCTACCAACAACTGCATCATCAACAAGAAATGTTGAGTCCTGATGACCTAAATCACCAAACTCAAGACGAGTGCTATCAGTAATTTCTGGCACTGAAATAAATCGGATGTCATCGTCACGCTTTCTTGTCCTCTTAAAAGTAATTCCAGTTACTTCATCAATCTCTTCGAGCATAGCACGAATTTCTTTTCTCTCCGCTCGCGATATTGTTTTCTTTTTCCAAGAGTAATTAATTACCTTATCATATCCAGACAAGTAATCCATATATCGGAACCAATCATTTGATATGATATCATCAATTGTTTTTTGCATTACTCTCTCTCTTCAATTTAAAGTAAAGTTTGTAGTACCTTTTTTTCATTTCATCTAAAATAGAAGCATCTTCTAAAAAGTTGAGTCTCCTGCATTGAGCAGAACTACCCTCCAATTCACTTAATAGCAGTAAGATATCTACTGGTTTCATTTGTTCTCCTTAGGAGAAAGCGAAATACGGGACTCGAACCCGTGACACCAACTTGGAAGGATGGGATGTTACCACTACACCAATTTCGCAAGACGACTCAGATAGGATTCGAACCTATGACCGACTGCTTAGAAGGCAGTTGCTCTATCCAACTGAGCTACTGAGTCAAATGAGGATCAACCTCTCTCTAGTCCGTCATTGTATTCAACGTAATCATCATACTCGTCTTGCTTGATTTCGTCAACTGATACAACTTCCAAATCTTCTTGCGGATCAAACCATTCGTCAAACTCTGCCATTAATGCCATCTGGTCATAGATACGATCAACTCCTTTCTCATTATAATCTTTAACTTTATCGATTGCCCAATGTCGGATATGGTCAACCAGTTCTGAAGTCTCCATCGTAGTAGTCCTTTCTGAAGTATCTGCTAAGGATGTTGCTATTGTAGTATGCGGGTCCTCCTGTGTCAAGAGATTCAGTGAGGACTCCGTTGATAAAGAGTTGTCTTGTTTCTTCGAAGTTTGTTTTGCCAGGTGTTTTATGTAGTGACAAGATAGTTCTACTAAAATTTTGTCTACCCAATCGTTCAATGTCTTCCTTAAGTTCCGGGCAAGACCCATAATACTTTCTCCAATCAGATTCTTGTTTTACTTTGCGCTTTTTTCCTTTTGGAGTTCTGAAGGACCAAAAATACTTTCGCCCAATGTATTGTCGTTTGTTTGAGAGATTGGTAATGTTATAAACAAAACCGTGGTTATCCCCAATAAGACTCCCATCAAAAGGGACGCCATTATAGATCCATGGGTTTTCATAATCAGTACCTGTACTCATCAAGTATGTCCAATACCTTATCAAGGTATTTATCAATCATGTGGGACACACCACCACTTATCTGTTCATCATGAAGTTCTTTCTTCAACTTCAATACCCGGACATGCATTTCGTCCTTGGTCAATTGATTTCTGGGCATAGGGGGAGATTACAACCTCCCCTATTTAAGCATATATCAGAGTTGGAATCCACTAAATGTGTCTTTCTTAACATCTTGTTTGATTCCACCGACTACATAGGATTCAACCTCAGTCTCCTGTGGTGCCACCTGAAGACCCTTAGAGGAGATCCAGTGCTGCGTCCAAGGCAGTGGATTGTTCTTAGCAGCAATATCATACTGTGGGGTCAACCCGATGGACTTCAGACGACGATTCGCAATCCACTCAACATACTGCTGAAGAAGTTTGTCATTCAGACCAATCATAGATCCATCACGGAACAGATAGTCTGCCCAACGCTTTTCTTCATTGACTGCGTTGTCAAACATCTTGTAGGTCCACTCCTCCTCTTCCTTCATGATCTGCTGCATTTCAGGATCATCTCCTCCTCTCCACTTGTTGAGGATGTTTTGAGTGATTGCAAGATGCTGATTCTCATCTCTGGCGATAAGTGAGATAATCTTTGCGGATCCCTCCATAAGTTTAAGTTCGCCAAACGCAAAGCTGCAAGCGAAACTAACATAGAAACGGATACCCTCTAAGACATTGACATTTGCGACAGCACGATAAAGTTTGCGCTTCAATTCGCGTCGTTCCCATTGACCAGCATAGTGACCCTCGCTTGCGAGTTCCCACATCGTTCCACCATCATACTGATGGGCACCTGCGATGAAGTCATCATATGCTGATGTGACGCTGCTAGCACGCTCTAAGATACGGTCATCAGTCACGATCTTGTCAAAGACCTCTGATGGGTCGCTATAGACGTTCTTGATGATGTAAGTGTATGAGCGACTATGGATCATCTCCATGAATCCCCAGACCTCCATACATGCTTCCAGTTCTGGTAAGGAACAGTATGGAATGAACGCCATACCAGGACCACGACCCTGGATAGAATCAAGCATGATCTGATATTTCAGATTCGATGTGTAAATGTGCTTTTGTT